AGCTTATGTCTGCTGCTTTCCGTATTTTGATCGATCTCGCACGTGAGACCGGTAATTATACGGAACGTGATATTTCCATTATGGAAGGTATTGCTACCGAAATATGTCAGCCTCTTATGGCTTACAATGGCGATTACATTCAGCATGTTGGTTCTAATCCTTCTGGACAGAATTTGACAGTTTACATTAACTGTATTGTGAATTCTTTGTTGATGCGAAGTGCTTATTATCATTTGTATCCTGCCATGAATGGCAATCCTCCACCTTTTAGATGGATGGGAGCTGTCATGACGTATGGAGATGATGTGAAAGGTTCTATTCGTGAGGGATTTGATTGGTTCAATCATATTTCTTATGCCAATTTCTTGTCTGAGCGTGGAATTATCTTCACCATGCCTGACAAAACCTCAACTCCTACACCTTATATGAATGATAGTGATGCCGATTTCTTGAAGCGTCATAATTATTACTGTGAGGAGACTGGGTTGATTCACGGAGTACTTGATGAAAATTCTATTTTCAAGTCACTCCACACCGTTTTGAGGTCAAAGGCTATTTCGCCAGAGGACCAGAGTGCACAAAATATTGATGGTGCGCTTCGTGAGTGGTGGCAGTACGGACGCGAAATGTATGAGAAGCGTCGTACGCAAATGCAAAATGTGGCGCAGAAAGCTAGTGTGGCTCATCTGTGCTCTGAACTTGAAACCACCTATGATATGAGGTTGGAGATGTTCAAGGAGAAGTATGATGTTTAAATTCTCCGTCCTGTCTTGGGATGACGTTAAACTCAATCCGAACCCTGGAACTATTCGTGGTATAAGTTTAAAATAGTATTTTTGTATTGGATACCACACGTTACGTGTTTTATGTGATATCTCTATATGTGTAGGCTTGCAAATCTATGGCAGTCAGTGGACTACCCCTATTTAGGGGAGGTTTAGCCAACCAAACAATTACATTGCGGACGATGCTTTGAGTAGAGCATACGATCCTAAGTTCATAAATTACTTACTACAGAAATTAATAATACTAATAACAATAATTCACTTAATAGTGGAGCTGAGGGAGGTGCAGCTTTTAACATCTCTAAAGTCTCAAATGAAACGAGCGCCCAGACGACGAACTTTGTCGATGGGGACACTCCGTGGTCATACGACATTGTCGCAAGCCCGGACGAAACTACGAAGCTTTCGGGCTTCAATGATGCGGATTTGGGGAATTTTCTTAGCAGGCCTATCAAGATCAAGG